CGACGTCTCCGTGCGAAAGCCGGTAGATGCCGTTGACGGAGTCAGGTACGACCTCGCCGTTGTAGTAGCAATAGCGTGAACCGTCGTTGAACTCGGCGATGACGAACGGCTTACCGGCGTATGAAGTGAACGAAACGACCTTCGTCATACTGAACGAAGGGCCGTCAGGGTGGATTAGACGCTGATAGGTGACACCGGCAGGAACCTGAGCCGTGGCGGCGGAGCCGAACACGAACACCGTGTCACCACACCCCTCGAGTCCGTAGGTTTCGATACCTACGTTGCCGACCAACTTGAAGGCCTTACGCTTCTCGATTTCCCCGCCACGCGTGACGTGGGCATTGTCCATCTCGACAAGGCATCCGGGCTCAGACGTAAGGATGTTGCGTCTCGTATCGAGCCCACGTTTGAAGTTCTCGACTACGAGGTATGACATTGGATTAGTTCTGGACCTTGCCGCCAATCATCCGGTAGGTCGGTTTGACACCGGGAGAGCCGCCACCGTAGGTCGTCAGACCGCCTTTGCCAGACAGACCACGCAGACGGGCGTAATGCACGTTGGCGAGGTTGAGTTTGGCCGGTGCGTCCGGGGACTTGTTATGGGCAAGGAGTTCAGCGGCCGCGTAAAGCGTCAGAAGGTGGTCGTCGAGCTCACAGACATCCGTGTCTGCGATGAGAGGTGCGAGCTTACGGACACCGGTGAAGCGAAGGGTCATGTCGTTCGACGCAGGAATAGGCCATACCTCAAACTGAGTTCCACCTTCGTAGGTGGCCCATTTGAGCGTAGGGTCCTGGCGTTCGCCTTCATCGGAGTCCATGAAGTTGAAGTCACCGTTGCCGATGCCATACTCCAGCGGACGCCAGACGCCGGAATACTTTACCTCTGTCTGATTGATGCGTCCGAAATCAAGGGAGTTCGGGAAAGCGTAGTAACGCTGTCCGTTCTTGAGTTCGATGTCCCTCGTGACCATGAACATCGGCCAATCGAAGTCGGCCCACAGACGCTCCTGCGTGCGGGAAAGCAGCAGGTTCATCTGGTGGACCTGGTTCGTACCCATGGCGGGGTTCGGCGACGCACCGATTTCGGCACGCAGCTGGTCCCTCAGCTGAGATAGCGACGTGCCGCGAGCCATGTTACTTCTTCAGTTCAGCGACAGGGGCGTCTTCGATGCCGATGTCGACGAGTTTCTTCGGGAGGTTCGGGTTAGAACCAGGAAACGCCTTGGCGATGATGTCCTTGCCATAGGCGGCGGTCAGACGCTCGACTTCCTTGAGGTTGCCGATGGCGGCGTCGCCCTCGAGCTTGACGTTCCGGATGGAACCGACGCCGTGGAGGGCGGTGAGGATGACGATTTCGGGGACGGTGATACCTTCCTTGACAACGGTGTTGCCGATGTCGCCGGAGAGCAGGATTTCGCAGGTGACGGTTTGCATACGCAGACAGTCAACCAGACACAGACAGGTCTGCAAACAAAAAGAGGGGCCCCCTCTCGGGGACCCCTCGGTTTGACGTCTGTCAGACGGGCTTAGCCCACCTGGTACACCGCCGAGCCGTTGAGCTGGGTGGCGGTCATGCCGCCGGTCCAGGTCATGGCACGGTAGATGACGTACTGGTCGTGAGGACGGGCCGGGTTATGGGTCTTCTTGTCCTCGCCGTCCATGACGTAGAGCTTCAGGTTGCTCTCGTCGATGAAGTAGATGTAGTCCGACTTACCCAGGGTGTCCAGGGTCGGGTCATACACGAACTTACCAACGCCACGCATGCTGATGTCAGCCATGCCGAGCTCCGTGGAGCCGCCGTTCATGAAGCCGCTCTGGGTGTAGATGCCCTTCTCGAAGACTTCTTCTTCCAGCTTAGCCAGGGCGGCCGAGCCACAGAAGATGAGGTTGGGCTTGCCACCGAAGCGGGTCAGCTGGCGGACTTCAGCTCGGAGGAACTTGGTCAGCGTCTGATTGGTCTTGGAGGCGATAATCTTGTTCGCACCCACGGCCGCACGGTTACGCCAAGCCGGAACGAGAGCACGGTCAAGACCGCCGACGGTACCCGTGGTGGGGTCGTCAGAGATGAAGGCCGTGATGCCCGGGATGAGCTTGGGGTCCTGCGTGCCGTCCTTCCAGAGCATCTCGTTGAACGAGCGAGCCCAGCCTTCAGCCATGTCCGCGAGCTTGTGCTCGAGGAGGCCGGTGAGGGCGGTCATTTCGCGGTCGGAGTGCTTGCTGGTGGAGGCACCGTTGAGGGAGTCGACGACGGAGATACCGTCGTGCTTGAGCTCCGTCAGGGAGACGGTGATACCGGCGTGGATTTCCTTCCACGGGTAGTTGACCCGCTTGAGGTTGGCCGGGTTATCGTACGTCACCGAGTCAAGGTGCGAGAAGCCCTTGATGGCGGTGGTGTAGTCGAAGATGACCGGGAGGTCGATTTTGCCCTTACCGCCGGGGAAGGACTTCTGCTTGCGGGTGAGGGCCGCGAGCAGGGGCTTTTCCTGGATGGTCCGGGCGAACGGCTTGTCCTTGATGTAGAAGTCGAGCGTAGCAGCCGCGATGTTCTCGAGTTCCTGAGTGGTGAAGGCCATGATGTTTAATCTGGTTTGTAGTTAGCGTGCCGCCGCCAACCGGACAACGTCGAGCAACGTCTTAGGCTGGGGCTGAGCGGAGACGGACGAAACTGAGCTCGTGACGACTTGGGCCGGACGCACAGGGATAATCGACCGCATGGCTTCGTTGACGTCTGCGTAGGCCTTTTCGACCATGCTGACGGCTTCCTGGGCCGATTGCGGAGGTTGCACCTGCAGCATCAGACGGACCTTATCCATCACAAACCGCTGCTTCTTGGAGTAATCGACATCGCGTTTTTTGACGTTCTCCTCCCATGCCACCACGGCGTCGCGGGTCTGACCCATCTTCGCCGTGTTCTCAAGTTCCTGCTTTTGAGCAAACGCCTGTTGCTGCTGTGCAGCGAGGAAGTTTGCCTGAGCCCTGGCTTTCGCCAGTTCTTTCGCGGACTCAATGTCCGCGTCTCCGTTGTCGACACGCTTGCTGATGTCTTCAGGCAAGATTTCGCCGACAACCGGTGCCAATCGCGACAGATGGCTCTGCAGTACCTTGTAAGCCTCGAACGGATTGTGCTTGATGAGGGCCATGACCTGATAGCCTTCTGCCACCTCTTGAGGCGTCAGTTGGTTGTTGGTCATGAACGTCTCAATCTTGTCATACTGTTCGGCACGACCCTTGAAAGAGTCGCGTTCAGACAGTAAGGCCTTCCATCGAGGGTGATTGTGGAACGGAAGTTTGTCCTCGGCCTTGCCGTCGGTGGTAGCGTCGTCCTTGACCGCTTTTTCTCCACCTTCGGCATCCTTGGATGCGACTTCGTTATTCCCCGCAGGCGACGAACCCGCGTCGGATTTACCCGCAGCGACGCTTTTTACGACATCGAGTAGGGTAGTCCGCTTTTTGTTAGCGTCTGTCTCCGAGGCGGACGGGGCCTGCGGCACATTATTAGCGTCCGAACCACCGTTCACGTCTTCAGGCTGCTGGCTCACAGCATTTTCCTGGGAGGGAACGGTGTTTCCGTTGTTTTTGTCGGTATTTTCCGCAGCCGACGAGGCTACCGGGTTGTTATCGTCTGTTTCCATGTGGGATAAGTCACACTTTGTCTGTGTCTGCAGACAAAGCAAGCGTTTTTACGCCATCATTTGAGGCGGCGTCTGATTGTCTGTCGTCTGAGGGCCAGGGGCACCAGGAGCAGCACCCTGGACGGGTGCATTGTTGGCTCCCTCGGCTCCCTGAGCGTTAGGATTGCCTTCCGTGGTAGCGGCGGCGTCTCCAGCCATGGCCTTTTGGTTGGCGTTCATGGCGACAATGGACGGGATGGTGGCAACGATGAGGTCCGTGGTGTCCAGACGGTCATCCAGGCGGCGGAACGTCTCCTTAGCCAGGAAATCCGGAGGAATACCAGGGATTTGCATCAGGATGGGGGCCATACGCTCCCAATTCTGCAGTTCCTGGGCCTTATTCGGGCGTCCGGAGGAGCCAGCCTCGATGTCGAGGTAAAGTTGCTCCGCAATTTCCTCGCGGGTGAACTGGGGCCAGACGGCACCAGGGCCGACCACCTTGGTGACGTACTCCTGAGAGAACTCCTTGAGCATGACCTGACCAGCAGCCCGGCAAATCAGGCCAAGGAACTCGTCAAGGTCGTCGACATTGGAGCCGACCGCAGACATGCGGCTGGACTCAGCGACGGAAACCTCGGTGGCCGTGGTTCCGGAGGCCGCCGTGCCGCCGATGTTGGCCTCCTGGGAGCCCAGGATGCGAAGCGTGTCGTCCACGAGCATGCTCGTGTCATACAAAGCGGGGTCGATGGCGACCGGCTTGATGTGCTGAAGGATGGCATCGACCGGCTGACCGGGCTGAAGGCCGCGAAGTTCGATGATGGCGTGAGCCGGACGCTCAGCCAGGTTAATCTTGTCCTTCTCATCCATCATGCCAAACGGAACGGCATAGGCCGGGCGGTTGGCGTGACGGTGTTCACGCAGACCTTCGCGTGCACGGTTGTATTCGACCTGGATAGGACGGATGAGCGAGACGTCAGACTGCGGGAAGATGCACTTCTCGTTCTCGACTTCGTTGAAGACGAGCGGGAAGATGGGCCAGAAGCCTTCGAGTTCGGGCCACGGGGACTCCGGTTCAATCAGGAAGTCATGGAAGCCGTCGACGACGACGTACTTCATGCGGTCCTTCTTGGAGTAGACCTCCCAGACACAGCAGCGGTCGTCTGAACGCTCGCCGTTGCCACCGATTTCGGGGTGGGCGATGTTGCGGCCCTCCTTGTAGGAGTTGTATTCGTTGCCGATGTCCACCTTGTAGACTTCCTTGATGTCGTCAGGGCTCATCATGAACTCCTGAGCGACCCATTCAGCACCAAGGAACGAGGAAAGATGGCGGCACTTAGGGTCGATGATGATGCTGGTGGACGGAGGGAAGTCGAAGACGACGCCCTCACGGACCATGACTTCGGGCTTCTCAGACAGGTCACGCATCATCAGACGCAGACGCTCGAGGTTGGCTTCGTTCTCCTTGATTTCGCCGTCTTCGACGTCCTGCGTAAGGCGTTCTACTGCTGCGATTTGCTCCGTGATGTCACGGATTTTCTCGGCATCTTCCGGGCGACGCTGAGTGACGCGTTCAAAGCCAATCTTGACGTAGCCGACGCCGGTCACACAGACACGACGGACGAGCTGTTTCATCTGGGCCTTGAAGTTGGGCTGCTGCTCGGAGATGACGTGGTCGAATACGAGTTCAAGCGTCTTGGCGACCTTGTCCAGCATGACACGCTTCTGCGAGCCCTGCTGGAAGTCCTGCATCAACGCCATGGCGTTGGGGTCAGGAGGCATGCCCTGCTGCATGGCCATGGCAGACATGGCCTGTGCGGACTGCAATTCAGACATGGACTCGCTCCAGAGCGAGTATTCCAGACGCTTCTTACGCTTGGCCGTGGCCTTCGGGTTCTTGCAATACAGGGCCGCGACTCGCTGGGCGATGTGACGCTGAGTGATGTTGGCAACATAGCGACCTTCGTCGCCACCTTCCCATTGTTTTCCGGACACGAAGTCCATGTCGTCACGCATACGCTTGAACGCGGACTCATGCTTTGCCTTTCCGGAGCGTACCTTTTCGCAGATTTCCTTGACGAGTTCGAGGCGAGCCTTCGGCGGCTCCATCACATCACGACGGATGCGGCCTTCTCCGGGCTGCTGCTGCTGCATGGGGTCGATGCCCGGCTGCTGAGGCATCATGCCAGGCATCATCGGGGGTTGTTCGGGAGGGACGCCCCCCATCATCATCATGTCGTCTGACTCCATTTGTCTGAAGCGTTGTCAGAAACCTCCCAAACGCAACTGCTTTTCACGGCGACGCTGGTCGTTGGAGGCCTGCTTGAGCCAACCCATGCTTCCTACCGGGAAACCTTTAGGCTCAGACAGGACAGGAACGCGGGCACCGAACTGCTTGGACAGGCCGAGGCCGATGTAAGCCAGGGCGTCCACGAAGTCGTCATGCTTGGCAGACGGGAACTTGAGGAGTTCCTGTTCGGCATCCTGATACCAGGGTGCAAACCGGGGGAACTTGACCTTACCCATGGCCATGCGGCCACGGATTGCCTGGGCTCGCGTCTGCTTGTCCTTAGCGGGGGTGACCTCGTCGATGGCCGCATAGATGCCTCGCTCCTGCATACGCTTTCTTAGGAACGGGCCGATGGATTTGGAGATGTGTCCGCGTTCCGCCCACCACATGAGCGGCTTGTACCTGTCAATCAGGTCAATCATGGCCTCGACTACGTCGTCTGTCTCGGCTCGACGCCACCAGATTTCGGGCAAAATCCAGATGTCATCGTTGCTGTCGACCCCGACAGGAAGCAAAACCGTGGCGTCACGGTCCTGGTCAGCCGAAACAGCATGGTCAGACGCGATGTAGACCATCAAATCCTTGGGCAATTCGTTGGGAAGGTACCCGACCATCCAGTCTTTTCTGAAGAAATCGCCGTCTTCTGGTGCCGGTTGCCCCTGGTAGAGGGCGGCGAAGCCCCTCGGATTGAGCGACTTCGCTCGATTGAGGAAGCTTTCGTCGAACCGTTCTGGCCACAAGGCCTCACCAGGCTTTCGACCCATGGGGTCATCGTTCATGGCAAGAGCCGGTAGGGCCAAAATCTTCCAATGCTTGGCTTCCTCGGCGTTGTAGTAAGGGTTCGTGGGGTCCGTCAGACGGCCGATAAGGTCGTCTTCGTGCCACCGGGTCATGATGATGACTACACGGCTGCCGACGGACATCAGTCGAGACATGGCGACGTCCGTGAACCAACCCCACATCTTATCACGGGTAGACTTGGACTCTGCTTCGTCTCGGTCCTTGATTGGGTCGTCGATGACAAGGAGGTCAGCACCACGTCCGGTCAAGGAGCCGCCACGCCCTACGAACATGGCCTGGCCACCTTCGATTGTCTGAAGTTGCTCCGCAGACGCGGACCCTTTGCGGAGCTGGCAGCCTGGGAAAACCTGGCCGAACACCGGCATCTGGACGATTTCACGGACAGCACGACCGAAGTCCTTGGCGGTGTCCTCGTTGTAAGTGGCGAAGATGGTATGACGATACGGGTCCTTGCCCATGAACCACGCCGGGAACCGGCGGGAAGCCAGTTCAGACTTACCATGACGCGGCGGCATCGTGATGATGAGCCGCTGGATTGACCCCTTCTCCACTTCCTCGAGTGCTGCCGCGATGACTTCGTGGTGCTTGCACGCCGTGTACCTGGACTTCTCGATGTCATCCGGGTCATCTGGGTCCGGCAGCGTCATCTTGGTGAACTCAAGAAGACTGGACCTGGCCCGCTTCAGCGACAGAAGTCGCTTGGCGGCCATAATCTGACGAGAGTAGGCCTCGATGGCCTCCTCGCGTGAGTATTCGGTTTTTTCCTCGGACATCAGGCGAGCTTCACCGCAAGCTCGGCCTCAACTTCGGCCTTGGTCGGCTTGATGATGAGGTCCAGCTTGGAGTGAGACTTGCCGCCCTTCTTGAACTCAGACAGGCCGAAGGTTTTCTTGGCCTCAAGGTCGACAAAGGCGACCCAGGAGTTTTCAGGGATGACGATGGTTTCGTGGTTAGCTTTCATGATTAGTAGGAAGTGTAGTAGGAGCCGTTGCCGTCGGCGTAGATGCTGACGTTGTCGTCGCTGACGTAGCCAAGGTAAGTGCCGTAACTGACGTAACTGATGTTGTTGTTCATCACATAGTAGGAGCCGCTACCGTCTGCGTAGCGGTCTTCAGCCCAGTAGTACGAGTCAAAGCTGTAGCTATTGCCGGTGTTTGAGCTGTAGTACGAGAACTGGCTCGTTCCGCTGAAGTATCCAAGATAGGTTCCGTACGAAGGATTGCCGCTGCCACTCGTGTCTTCGACGAAGTAGCCTCCCATGCCGTCGTATTTGACGAGGCATGAATTGAGGCTGTCGTAAATAACGTCACCATAGCTGGCAGACCAGCCGCCCTGGTTGCCTCCAAGGTAGGTGCTACCAATGCCGTCAGCAAACAGGTCTGCGAACGAGTAGGCATACTTGTATGTTCCGCTGGAATTGCAGCCGCTCCAGCTGAGTTCAGAGAAGGACGTCTCAACGCCGGTCTGCAGACAGAACCCGTTCGGGTACCAGCAGCCGTTCTGGTTGATGCCACCAGACGTGTAAGTGCCACCGTTACCGTCAGCATAGACGGACACGCTGTTGAAGTAGCCAGTCCAAGACTGACCGAGTGCGTCCGACTGGGTGGTTTCCTGACATCCAGAGGAGAGCAGGGTGCCTGACGGGGGGAACATAAGGTCACCGCTGACTACCCAACCGTCGGCGGTATTAATGGCCGTCACGAAAGATTTCGCCCCACGAGTGAAAGTCTTGTTGTCGATGTTGATGGCACCAAGGAACTGGACGGGGTACGCAGCGTTGGCAGACTGGTAGAAGTAATACCGTTCACCATAGGTGTTGCTAAATGCAAACTCCACTTTGCCTTGGCTATCAGCGGCGTAGTCGATGACGTGAAGGCTTCCTGGGTTGCTGACGTAAAAGGTCTGGTTGTAGTTTCCGTAGACAACGGGAAGGGTTCGACGCTCGTAAGGTTCAAGCTGTGCCGCCCAACCGCTGATTTCAAAAATGTTGTGGCTGTGCGACAGGTTTGCCTTCCCGTTGAGTGCCGTCTGCAGACCGGTCACATTCGCGATGGTGTGCGTGTGCGTGCTGGCCGCTTTGCCGTTCAACGCGGTCTGCAGACCGTTGATGTCGGCGATTTCAGACGCAGACAGCTTGGTCCAACTGGCAGGATGGGTCACGGGTCCATAACCAGCCGCACCAATGTAGGTGTTGAAACGGTAGATGAAGTTACCCAACCAGACGACGTCGTTCGCATTGTAGACCTTGAAGTTGTCGTATTGGGAAACGCCACCGCCGGAGGCAGCAACTTCGGTCCAGGCGAGGTTCTTGCGAGCATACTGCTTGCCGTCATTAGGTGCGTCAATCTGGGCCCACCAGTTGGAAATCGAGTCGTTGACGTTCTGAGCAACGACACCCCACATAGTGGACTTCATCAGGGTGTTGCCCTGTGCAGACTGAAAATCCTGAAGCGTAATCAGACGGTTGTCGCCATTGTATCCCCATTCGCTTCGGATGCGGAGCATCGAGTTCCGCATGATGGAAGCCATGATGGACATACGCTTCAGCAGAACTGCACGGCGGTGTGCGAGCGTAAGGACGCGTCGGTCTTCCTGGTTTGAGCCAGGCAAGGCAAGCGTGCTGTCTTCGTGCATACCCTCGATGCCCTGACCAAGATAAGTTCCGAAGTTATTGAAAGGCTCGGCGAGGACAAAAAGTCCGGATGCTTCGTTGAACACGAGTCCGAAGTTGGTCCGCAGGAAGTTGCTGATGCTCAGGTCAAAAGTAACCCCGGTCCAGTCGCCTTCATTAGGGTCGACATACATGTGGAACATCGACTTGAAGCGATTGAACAACGCGACGTCCGACATGGCCGTCACATCAAGGCCAAGGTTGTTGATGGCCTGGGACTTGCTCGACACGTCGTCAAGGTTCTGGTCGGCGTCGAGCAGGTTGCCATACTGGTTGTCGATGTTGTTCTTCAGGATGCTGACGCTGGACAACGCCTGCTCGGCACCGTCGCGTGCGACGATGGCCTGGTCCCTTGCAGCCTCTGCCTCTACTTCCGCAGACGCGGCAGACGACGCGGACGCGTTTGCTTGGACTGCCCAGGCTTGGGCTTCGGTTGCTTTCGTGGCCGCGAGGTCCTTGGCTGCGTTGGCCGGGGCGATGGCTGCGTTGGCCGTGGTCGCAGAAGACTGAGCAGCGTTCGCATGATTTTCTGCAGTTGAGGCAGAGATAGATGCGGTAACAGCTGATTGAGACGCTGAGAGAACGAGGGGCTGGAGCTGTGCATAAACCTGGGAATAAGCTTGGGTTGCGATTGCCTCGGGGATGCCGGTGCTCTCAAAGGCTTGCGGGTTCAGCTTGCCGTCAGACCGCTGGATTTCAGACAGACGAGAAATCACGGAGTCTACCGTGATTTTTAGGGCGTCAAGTTCGCCGTCAATCTGTACGCCGGGCTGCTGGACGGTCGGATTGGTGGTGCTGAACGTCTCGAAGTTGAACAGACGGTCGTACGGGACGGGCGGCAGAGACATGATGCAGACAACATCTGTGCTGCTGTCAGAACTTTGCAAGTCAACAAAAAGTAGGGACTTCTTTTAGCCCCAGATTTTTTCGCGGGGCACCTGAGATGTACGCGGACGGTCGCGGGCGGGGGCGTGCCCGGGGGTGCGTGCGGCGTGCACGCCCCCACATGGCGTGTGCACCTGCGGCTGGGCGGGCCCGCACCTGCTCATGCCTGCTTGGGCACCTGCACATCCGGGCAGGCATCCACAGGCAGACAGGCAGGCAGGTGCTCGGACGCAGACAGGCTGGCGAGTGCATCCGCACCAGCCTGCACAAACGCCTGCAGGGCGTGCTCGTCCATGTCCGCAAGTGGGCCTGTCCATGCAGGTAGCCCCAGCCGTGTCTGCTGTGCGGCCAAGCCCATGCCAGCGTGCTCCAGCGTCCAGCGTGCGGCCTGCAAGCGGACATTGGCAGGCGTGGCCGGGTCCTGCATGAGCCCACGGATGCACCCCCAAGCCAACGCCGCACCCTCGGTCCGCAACCCGGTGTCGAGGGCCGTCTGGATTGCCTCCCGGACATGGGGCAGTCTGAGCAGACGAGGACCCGAGTGCTCAGACAGGCCGACAGACCGGCAGGCCGAGGCCACGCATCCACCGTTGCGAACATAGGCCGCCACGAACAGCGTCTGGGGCTCAGTCAAACAGTCGGCAGACACCGCTGAGACGAACCGACCGCCGACACCGTTTCGGACACCGCCAGACCGAGCCACCAGACCAGAGCCAGACACTTTTTTTGTCATAGGGTTTTGACCAATGTTTTCAAGGGTCAGACCGACATTTGCAACATCGGATTTGGCACCAATTTGTCGGATTGAGTTGACACATTGTCGGTGGCCGTCATGGTGGTCATCGCCAAACGGCATCCACCCATGACCCACAACACCCCCGACGCCACCCAGCCGACCCTCGTCATCGGCATCACCCAGACCGCCCTGCAGACCGCCGGGCTGTCCTCGTCCGGCTCGACCAGCCAGACGGCCACCGCCCCCTCGGCCCAGAACAGCCGTGGCGGGTTCGGCAACGAGCCCAGCCCGGGTTCCGAGCCCGGCTCGTCCGGCCAGCCCGAGCAGGGCGGGCAGGCTCCCGGCCAAGTGGGCAACCCCAGCGGCCTGTCCGCTGGTGAGCCCAACGCCAACGCCACGGCCAACGCCCAGACGCAGACCCCCAGCGGTGCGTCCGACCCTCAGTCCGGCTCGTCCGGCGAACCCGGTCAGACGCCGGGTCAGCAGGGCGGCGAACCGGGTCAGACGCCCGGCGAGCCCAGCGAGCCCGGCCAGCAGGCAGGCGAGCCCGGCCAGACGCCTACCCCCAGCGGTGCGTCTGAGCCCCAGCAGGCCCAGACCAGCGAGCCCCAGCAGGCCCTGCCGGACGCCAGCGACCTCGAGGCTGAAATCGGCCCCCGGGGCCAGACCAAGGTGACCTCGGAAAACCGTGGTGCCGTCCGCAAGTGGCTGACCCGCAAGGGCGTGGCCTACAACCCGGAAGGTGCGTGCAAGGGTGCTGGCAAACTGTCCGTGTCCGAACTGTCTGCGGCCTACAACGACACGACCGACCAGACGCTCCGGGACCTGCTCGCTCAGCAGGGCGGTCAGACCAGCCCTCAGACGAACGGTGCGAACCAGCCTCAGACGCCCTCCGGCCAACCCGAGCCCAAGCAGGCTCAGACGCCGCAGACGCCCAAGGCCCAGACGCCCAGCCCCAGCGGCCTGCCCGAGCCCCTGCCCAAGCCTGTGAAGGTGCCCTCGAACATCCGCAAACACGCCCTGCATGACGAGGCCGTGGACCTGCTGACGCCGGGTGGCTTCGGGGTGTTCGTGTTCGGCCCGGCTGGTTCCGGCAAGACCACGCTGGCTCAGACGGTGGCTCAGACGCTCGGTCTGGACTGCTACATCGCCGGGGCCGTCCAGAAGGACTTCAAGGTCCTCGGCTACAAGGACGCCCGGGGCGAGTATCAGACCACGCCCTTCCGGCAGGCTTTCGAGCATGGCGGTCTGTTCCTGTTCGATGAAATCGACGCCTCCAACCCGCAGGTCCTGCTGGTGCTCAACGCCGCCTTGGCGAACGGCATCTGCGACTTCCCGGACCGCACCGTGAAGGCTCACCCCCGCTTCCGCTTCATCGCCTCGGCGAACACGAATGGCGGCGGTGCGACTGCCCAATACAGCGGCCGCAACAAGTTGGACGCCGCCTCGCTCGACCGCTTCGCCGTCCTCGAGTGCGACTACGATGACGCCCTCACGGACAGCGTGGTCCGGTCCTACGGTCTGACCGGGGCCATCCTCGAGGAAGCCCTCGAGTGGGTTGCCACCGTCCGGGACTACCGTCTGGCGGCTCGCCAGAACAGCGTGGACCTCGTGCTCAGCCCTCGTGCCGCCTTCTTCGGCGTCCGGGTGCTGGCCGCCGGGGGCAAGCAGTTCCGCAAGTGCAAGGACCTGCTCGACTGCTTCATCCTCAAGAAGGTGTCTGACCCCGAGGCTCGCAAGCGTCTGGCCAAGTTCGGCGAGGCCGCTGTCAACGCTCGCCGCAACCCCGCCCAGCCGACCGCCTAACCCAACCGCAGACAAGCCTGCTCGCCGGACGAACGGCGGGCAGGCCCCTGCACCCTCTCACCCACCCAAACACACACAACACACATGGCCCTCATCGACCCAACCACGCTCCCTCGCCACAAGGAAAAGCGTTTCTACCAAACCCCCGGCGTCTGTCTGAAGTCCGACTTCAGCAACGCAGACCGCAGTAAGAACTATGTTCTACTCGAGGCAGACAGCATCGACGCCTACCTCAAGTGGCAGGCCGAGTGCGAGCCGTCTGTCAGCGGCTGGCGTGAGTCCCGGTCTGCGTCTGCCAAGCAGTCGTGGGACCTCAAGGCCGGATGGGACGGCTATCAGACGCTCCTGTCTGACGGCTGGCCCAAAGGCGTGGCCAAACTCAAGACCGCCGTTGCCGCCCTGCCCTCGTCCATCGGCTTCGGACGCATCCCGGACTCGGATGTATGCGGTGACTCGCTCAACATCCCGGCGTTCGTGGCTGGTGACCCCTGCCATTGGGACTGCGACCCGGACGAGGACGCAAGCCTCGGACAGACCAAGGTCATCCGTCTGATTGTCCCGGTCGGTGCCCTCGCCGGATACGATGCGGACTACCTC